ACAGTGGAATCATCTGGACAATCCAGATGATTCCAAAAGACGAAGGACCATACAGAGATGGACACACGATTTTGGGGTCCATCGGGATGGAAATTGCTCCATTTGATTTGTGCGGAGCCTGCTTCCGATCGGCCCGATCTCGCCGAGTTCTTCGAGACGATCCCCTATATTCTCCCTTGTAAGTTCTGCCGTGCGTCCCTGACAGACTATTATCGCCAGCACCCCTTCTCTATCAAGGGACGTATGATCCCCGCCTTGGATCTCCCAACATGGATGTATACGATTCACAACTGCGTCAGCGCGAAACTAAAAAAGCAGGGGCTTCCCGTGTCTCCCGCCCCGACCTTTGCGTCCGTCAAAGCAACGTATAACAGACTTCTCGAGTCTCCATGGCATCAACAACTTGCCCTCTGCTGGGATTTCCTCTTTTCGGTAGGATATCACCACCCGAAAGAGTCGTTTCGTCGAATGGAGCCGATGGAGGGATGTCCCAAGGAAGTCTATCACTGCCGAGATGCCTGTGAAAAGAACAAATGGAACGTGCTTCCCCAACGGGAACGAGCCCACTGGTTCCGACGGTTTTGGAAGGCTCTTCCGGATGCCCTACCGTCTACCATCCGACCCCATTGGAAGTCCCTTCAAGCACAGCATCCGCCGACACTGGAGTGCCGTCGGAGCACCCTGGCATGGCTATGGCGAATGCGGTGCGGTCTGGAGAAGGGATTTGCGGACCCCTATACGTCCGTGTGTCAGAGCCTCGCCCGTTATTCCAGTGACTGTGGTCGTAAGAAGGGGGCCATCACCTGCCGTCGTGTTCGCCCACGAAAAACAAAGAAACGAACCACATAGAGAGTGCCATGAAGGGTCACATTGTCATCGTTGTATTCACCATTCTCCTCTTGTCTGCGATGGTAACCGTGTGCACGTTTGATACATGGCAGACTGCGTTGCTGATCACCCTTCTCATGATCGTCACGAGCTATGTTATGATTTTCTCCATGGATCATCTGACCTCGTGGAACATGGGGTCCATTCATGAGGGGTTTGTGGTGCCCTCGGCAGCGGAGGAATCCAAATATGAATGGCTATCCAACGACGACCTCTTTGACGATTTCTATGCGTCTGTGTTTACAAAGTTGACCCAGAATGAAAACCTTGTTCAGGCGGAGGCGGCGATGTGTATGGAGGAATTCTCGAGGGAACGACCGAAAGATCAACTCCGCATTTTGGATGCAGGATGTGGAATTGGAGTGGCGGCGTGCTCGTTTGTCAAACAGGGCGCGGGTCATGCGGTGGGAATCGATCGGAGCGAGGCGATGATTCGCTATGCGAAGGGAACGACGCTGAAGAACACGACGTTGAAACCGACGCAGAAGGAGGACGTAGAGTTTCGTCTATTCGATATTCTGGGGCCAGGTGCGGCCGCCGCGGGGGAATTTACGGATGCCTGTGTCTTGTATTTTACATTATACTACTTCCCCGATCCCGAGATTCTGTTTCGAAACCTGGCGCTATGGGTCCAGCCAGGGGGTCACTTGGCGATTGAGGTCGTCAACAAATACAAGTTTGAACCCGTGTTGGATGCGAGCAATCCGTGGGTGGGCATTTCTCCACAGAATTATGTGAAGGAGCGCATTACCAAATCCAAGGTGGTATTTGATCAACTGGAATATGATGCCGTGTTTGAATTGGATGATCCAAACGCGGAATTTCGCGAGACATTTCGGTTCAAGGATGGCTCGGTGCGCCGTCAGAAACACAAACTCCACATGCCGAACATTCCTGATATCATTAAGATGGCGGAAAACAGCGGGTGGAAGTATACGAAGTATGTGGATTTGACGGCGATCTCTTTTTCGTATGGCTATTTATTATTTTTTACGCGAAATGCTTAATCAACGGGAGCGACGTGAGCGTCTAGAGCGATGGCGACGGGTCTTCTGGCCACTTCGTTTTCCACCTTTAGGGGTTCCGATACTCCCATACTTATCATCATGTTTAATCCTCTCATTGGGGACTGCGCTAAAATTATGTGTCTCTGTATGGGCTCGTCGAAGACATTCTGCCGCCTTTATATTCGGAAAGGTGAAGTATTGAGGCTTTCTGTTTGAGATCGTGTGAAAGGTCCGCTTCTTTGCGGACTTATTCGCCGACTGATTCGAAGCTTCCGCAGACATTCTACTAGATCCTAGAAAAGAAGCCGGGCGTTAGCGACGGGTCTTTTGTTTGCGCTGTTTGCGCTGTTTACGCAGAGTGCGTTTCTTGCGATAAGTGCGTCGCTTGCGATAGCCTCCTGATGGTGTTGCGGGACCAACGGATGTTGCGCCACTAGCAGCAAAAGCGGGTAGTGCTGGGGACGCAACAGCCATACCAATACGCGATGCAGAGGGCGCAGCAGCATGTGCTACGCGCGCTTCTTCAGGGGTCTGTTGAATAGGTACACCTGTAGCATTACGACGTTGCAGAGATAGTGGACGGGTTGCTTTTGGTGGTGTTGTATAGGAATTAGGATTTGCCATTCTATTAGAAGATTATATTTTATCCTCTCTGGTCTTGTCCGTAGAGCAGGTTAGCGATGGAGATGGGTGCGACGGTTGCAATGCGAACAAGAATGGTTTCCCCTCTCTAAAAAACCCGCGCACGGTAGATGAAACCCTTTGATGTGTTCCAACCAGGCCTCCACCGAGGATCCGCTCATCTTCCCCACGACCCCGTAAAAGCCTATGCCTACGTGGAGCATCCCGCCGAAGGATGGCGGGTCTATTTGCGATCCTGCCTTTTCCTTCATTCACACCACTCACGTGATCTGAAACAGTTCCTCGTGGTGAAACGGCGCGGAGCGCACGCCTCCAGTGCCACCTGGGAACCCCCTAAAGGGCAAATGGAGGGCAAGGATCTCCACGCGAACCGTAGCATTCTCCAGAACCTCACCGAAAATGTCCTCCGAGAAACCGAGGAGGAATCCCATATCACGAAAGTCGCCCATCTCCGACACACAGGACTCGTCTTTCAATCCCAAGAATCCAGCTACCCACCGAACCATTTCTTTCAATACCATATCTTTCAGGGTATTGCCACACCCGAACAGATCAAACAGTCCTTCGATACCTTTCAATGGATCAAAGAGCATCCGAAGGGATTTGCACGATGGCGAAGGGATCGCCGAGAGAAGGACGCCGTAGACTGGTTTCATCCGCGGCATACCCGTCTGAACCCGCGATGGACTCCCAGCATTGCTGTGATCTATCTTCAGCACGCCCCACCCGTTCCGCTTGGAAAATAACATGATAGCGCATCCGAACCATACACGGTGCGATCAGGATATTTCCGAATGATCCCTGCAGAAAACATGGTATCCTCTCTCCCTTGGTCCTCCACGGATTCAGGATAGGCGAACTCGCTAAGAATCTTCCGCAAGACACTACAGTGTCCGTTGGCGATCGGCATGTCGTATGAATGTCCCTTGACAAAGATAGACCCATACGGGCATACCTCCAGCTGATTCACATGATAGACATAGTCCTGATAAGGGACAAACACGGGACTCATCTGAAACGAATGCACCATAAAATACGCATTGTGCATAGAAAACCCGCGATGAATCGTGGCGATCCGCTGGGGATGCATGAGATCATCCGCGTCAAAAAAGGTAACAATGTCCGTCTGCAGATAGGACGCGGCCGTATTCCGATTCTGTGCAGCATTCTTCTTTTCCCGACAGGTGACAATCTGTAAGGAAAAGGAATACGACCCCATGTCATAGGGGATGTCTTCAGGAGACGTAGAGGAACAGGATACCACTACGTGATCGGGACGGCGCGTTTGAGCGTCAATGGATCGGAAGAGGTTTGATAGGGCAGAAAGGTGTCCATGATAGCAACAAATGGCCACTCCCACCGTGTAGGCCATTCTATGGTAGTCTAACGTTCCCCTCTTTCCTCTCTAGACACACCATGTAAACCGGTCGTGCGTCTCTCCTTGTAGACTTCTCTCTTTGGTCCTCTTGGCATGTTCTGGGCCAATTCCCTTTCTCATGTGCTCCCTTTTCTCCCCCGCCTTCTCCCCTCTTTTCTTCGCTCCCTCTTGCCTTCTCGCCCCTTTACCTCGCTCCCATGGGAGAAAGAACGCCTTCCTATGATCGAAGGGACGACGTGTCAGATTCTCCGTGCGCCATGTGATTCCCTGACCGAGATCCGAGCCTATCTTCGAACCCATTTTGGATCCCCTCCTCAGACCCCTGTCCTGGACATTCCTGAAGAGCATCTTCTGGGAACCCGAGATCACATGATCGTCCTTCGTAATAACACGGAGATCATTGCCACGATTCGGTATCATTATATGGGGATTCTGGAGGAAGAATCCATCTATGAAGTGGACTGCTTCTGTATTCACCCTGCATGGAGGAAGAAGGGGGTGGGTGATGTGATCTTGACGGAGCTTCATCAGTATGCAAATCGAAGGGGCATTCCCCATTGCCTCTTTTTAAAAGAGGGGGTGCCCCTGTCTATCTTTCCTTCATGGTATCGTGGGGTGTATGTGTATCGCTCGCTCACTCGACCTAACCCGCATCCCTGTGTCCATTCATGTCCAGTGGAGCAAGCCTATCGGATCATGGATCAGCGCCGTGCATCCGATCCGAACACGGTCCTTCTTCGGAATCGAGAGACGACCAATCAACAATGGATCTATTATAAAAAGGGCATTCATTGGATCATGGCGTGTGCACAAGATTCATTTCAATGGAAGGATGGGGGAAAGATGGCATGGATCACGGCGTGGCTGGAGAGCCCCTCTCTTACCGATTCGTTTCGCGAAGAGGCCTCTCTTGCCATCACGGATACTCTATCTCCGTTATTTGATCATGTGTGGATGAACAAAGAATGGGGCGGATCTCATCCTGCATGGCAGGTGGATGGAGAATTTCATTGGTATACGTATCAATGGACGACGACACGTTCGATGGATCGCTCTTATTGTCTCATGACGTGACGCTTTCTAGTGCCTCCCGAAAACCTTGTGAAACCCCCTGTAGAAGATCCTGTGGAACGCTGGCGAGTCAAGCGAGGTATCGTGGAACCAGTTGCAGGAGTTGCAGGAGTTGCAGGAGGAAAAGGATTCTGAAGAAGGGGACCGGTCTTTGAAGCAGAAGGATTCTGAAGAAGGGGATCGGTCTTTGAAGCAGAAGGAATCGGGGTCCCATTCGTTGCAGATCGCGTAAGGGGGACAGTAGAGGGAGGGCTTGCCGCACTCGTCGCACTCGTCGCACTTGCCGCACTTGCCGCACTTGCCGCACTTGCCGCACTTGCCGCACTTGCCGCACTTGCCGCACGCATCGGTCTCACAATCAAATTCACTCCTTGCACATATTTCTGTTCGCACATCGAATAATAATCAATCAACACATTTCGCGCAAGACCATTGATCCGACGAAGCTCTTTAAATCCCCCTTTTAGCAACGACGGATTCAATGAAATCATCAATGGATTCCTCTTCTCATCATAGGTAATATTGAATAATAACCTAAAAATTTCACCACACTTCTTCGCATGGTTCACCTGGATGATATACAATTCTCGGACGACCCGTGATACCTCATCCACTTTTACGATCGTAGGATTAATCTTGATCACTCCGTTTTTTTTCCTCAATTCCGTCGTACACATCGCTTCATCGCGCTTATTACTAATCTCTGCAATGCCTTGGTGTATCGTCATAGTAGGTGTGATCTTGTCGTCTGGAACATCATCCCAATACAGATCCGCCATCTTTTCCATGAAAGCCTTATATTCTGTAAACGCAGTATCTCCCATGAGAATCTGTGGACTTCCTATGTGAATAGTATCATAAAACAACTGAACAAGGGGATGAATCCCTCTGCTCCCCGCCGAATCTTTCAGCATCAATGATTTTCCATATTCGGGAGTTCCGAGTAGTCGAGGATTAGAAGAGGTTGATATCTTTCCCTTATGTGTCCGCGCAGTAAAGGTAAATGTCTCCATACAGATATCAGATTCAAAGGATGCACCCTTCTTACTAGTGGCTGGAATCGTGCGCAACAATTGAAGGGCACGAGCAATACAATGACCTACTGTGCGTCGCTCTTCTAATGCCTTTTTAATGATGCTAATTTTAAGGGGGTTGGAGACCCCCTCTTCGTTCAGTTGCGTTTCTTCCGATGTCTCCGATGTAGATTTCCCTTTCGAGGGAAAATCTTTAATCAATTCCTGAAACACTCCCTCAAAATATTGAGGGACACCCATGCTCGCCGTGCCATTATTTCTCTTCACCTTGACCTCATAGGAGGAGATGTCCTCTTCCTTCTTGCGCGTAATCGTGACAGGATCTTTGAGAGAAGCGGGGAGGGGAAGGGTGATAGAAGGGGTATCAGATGTCTTCAGAGATTTATAGGTAAGAGAGATATCATACCGTGTCCCTGTCACCCATTTTGCAGATACATCTAGAATGAGATAGCGATCACGAGTAGCAGGGGGGTAGATAATAAATCTTCCGATGAATGTCACTACACTTGAAGAGGAAGTGATTGTCTCTATTTTATCAAAATAGACGCGGGCACCGTTCATATTGCGTTCATCGTATTTTGTTTGCCAACCCCTCTTGAGTTGATAGGTCTCTTTGTTATCTTTATTCAAGAAATAGGAACTCAAAAAGACAAAGGAAGAGTCTTGGATCTCTGTCATGTCTGCACCTCCCCGTGTACCCCCTATAAGACTGTTTGCGCTGACCATTGTAGAACCCTTTGTCCTATTGATAGAACGATCCAATCCCATAGATTGAGACATTGTCTGAGACGAAGAGATGTCGTTAAGGAGTGTGATGGCGAGAGCCCCATAAATCTGAAAAATACGCGTATAATAATACGAGAGAAGAAGACATAAACTTGTTTTTTCCTCTTCCGAATGCGTCTCTGATTTTTTAGAGGGGTCCAGTTCACTATATTTTGTAAACAACAGAATGTCCGAATTTTTCTCACGATAGGGGGTGATCTGGAGATGACTAAATTGACTAGACATGTGCTCCGCCAATGAGATCACATACTCTTTACAGGTTTCAGGCTGAGATAGCTTCAGAAAGTCGTTCATATTGATCTGTTTCGCCATATAACGAAAAATAAGATTCATCATTACATCTGCCTCTTTTACGTCTTTTATCTGTTTGATTCCCTCTTGGGTGAACTCTCCTGTAGAGCCGACCTGCCCCATACTACCTTCCCACCCTTTTTTAATTAAGCACTCCCTCCAAGATCTCCGCATGAGTTTCCAGTCGTCGTAGACATTTCTGTAGGGTCGCCACGGAGATTTCACTCGCCTCCGCAATCGTCGCGAGGGATACATGAAGGCCATCGCACCGTTTAATGATGAAGGCCAGGCATCCCGCCGCCAAACTGGGGGGCATGTTCTCTTGGGACAGTCGAGCCTCTTCGGCCTTCTCGGCAATCCGTTGCGCCAAGGTAAAGAGGTGCTTCATCTGATCTCGCGGAATCGGAAGACGACTCAGCGGGAGTTGAATGTATTCCACGGCGCGAGTGCTGGACTGACTCGGTTTGTTACTCGTCGTCATAGGAATCAACTTCTTCTGACGGGCCATCGACATGATCTCCTGCATTTGTTTGAGGGCCTTTGTAAACGTGGACGACGAGAGTCCAAAGATCTCCGCAATCTCCTTGGGCTTACGAGGCGATCCGGATTGTTTGAGGCTCATATACAGACACGCGGAGAGCATGGCGTCGCGACTGAGACCTTGGCGTCCACCGATGTCCTGGAGTGTCGTATAGAGATTCTTGGATTCTTCCAAAATAGACTGATTGATGCCCGAATTCAGACCAATCAGAGAGAGACGCTCACAGGTTTGAATAAACGATCGTTCCTTATACGGAACGGTATTCCATGAATGATACTTGCGCACACGATACATTGCCTTGGCCGTGCCGTATCCATTCAGAATCACAGTGCCGAGAGAGGCCTCGGGCAATCGTGGATCTTGCGGAGCCCCCACACGAGTAGGATCACCTCCGCGGTCCTCTTGGGAGAAGTAGCGATACTCGGCGGTGCTGTCGAAGGGGCGGGACACAATCGCGCCACACTCTCTACAGGTAAGAAGGTCCGTGGAATACAGACAGTCGGTATGAAAGCAATACGGGCAGGTGTCGGCGTCTACGATGGGAACAACTTTCTCCTCCTCCCATGATTCCCAGGCGACCTCTTCCACGGCAGGGAGAGAGGTGCGAAGTTGAAAGAGTGATTCCATGAGTTTTGTATACTTGTGTATCTTCTCTTTCTACGTCGTCCCTCTTCAAATTTGTGGGGACACTTCGTTTCCCCACACCCCTCTCCCATGAAGTGGACTTGTATCTACTCTCTTCACGAGAAGGGGGTGTGGGTTAAGTGCCCCCACCCACCACTAAAAAGGCCCCTAAGAAGTAGTCATGAGCGAGAAGGTTCCCGTTCAAGGATCCGAACACCGAAAACAAATCCTACCTGTGGTCAATGTCTCCAATACCTCCAACCCGAACATCGACGGATTCGAAGACTCGGGTCTCGGATTCTTTGGATCCCCTTACAACCCCGCGGATGCCATGTTGACGCCCCCTCAAATCGGTGTTCAAGTCGGCGACTCAATGGAGTCCGTCGTTCAAGCCATAAAAGGTGTCGGATTCTATACGGATCAGATTGGATTCGGCGCGCCTTCCACCTCTTTCACTCGAGGCATGCCTCTGAAGCCACTGGGTGTCAATTATTTTATCAAAACGGGTCAAACATGTTCGAATGGAGCGGACATGTGGCATTATATGAACGGCATCCCAGAAGGCGATGCACTGGGAGAGAACATGAAACGTGTCATGGCAGATATGGGTATGCCTCCGCTCAAGGGGTTGGCCCCAGGCATGCTAGAAGATGCAAAGCATGCGCTCAACCCTAGTCCGCTGATCAATGCCATGTTTGGTTCCGGATACCCTCAGTGCAAACAGGTTACCATGCCCGTGGGAGACGCGTATGGACGGATTGCCGATGGAAGCACCAAGGAATCATGGATCACCGATCCTGAGACCGCCCGTTGGAATGGGAGCTCTTATGTCCAAACACGGTGGGTTCAAGATACGGATCGGAAAGGTAATCCGATCGGCATGGATCGTGAGGAGTGGGCTCGTGCTCCGAGAACATTTAATGCGGATGGAACCCCTAAAAAGCAAGAGGGGTTTGATATGCTCACACGACCAGCTACCATGATTGTCGTGGGGGCACTTTGTGTCATTGCCTTTGCGGTCATGCGGCGCCGTTAGGTGTCGCTCTGCCGTTACGGTTCATGCGGCGCCGTTAGTAGCCCTTCGTCAGCCGATACACATAGAACGCACTAATACCACCAAGGATCTGTGCGAGGATATACAGAGCGAGATTCACACCTTTCAGTGTGCCATTCATATACATCGCAGCGGACACAGCCGGATTCACGTGACCTCCACTGCGCTCTCCGATCAAGAAAATGGCTAGCGCCAGGGCACCACCAATGATCAACGGATTACCTCCGCTGGCAAAGATGGCCAGGATAAAGAAAAAGGCACCCACGTATTCGGCAAGATAGGTCAACGGAGTGATAATCATTCTACCAAGGGTGTATTCTTTTTGGCCCGCGAATGGTAGATGAGCACGTTTCGAACGATCCCCTGTAGCATCCTGAACCATATGAAAACCATGCTGACCTATCGAGACCGGGCGACATTTTTGGTTCTGTGTAAAGAAACGAGTCAGTTTCCCATCGAAACCTTTACACCCTTCCGATTTCGCATTCTTGATTTGCCCATTCATGCCGATAAAACCTATCAGCTGTATTTTAATCCGTTTGAAACTCCTGTGTCGAGTCCGATCCCGCATTCCTTTCTTGGAAGCAATTTTGTCAACATTATTATTTATGATAGTCCTACTTCGTATTATAACATTAGGATCTACACAGAGTATGATGCACACAAAACGATTATGGATTATCTAAAAGAATACAAACCGCATCTCTACCATATCAATAAGATCACGAAATATATTTATCCGTAACCATAAAAAATAGAGTGTCTCTTGTTCATGGTGATATTATGATATGATTTTCCATTCTTCATTGGCCAATCCGTCCCACCCATCATAATAGAGATAGAGGGCGCTACTTAGTGTAACAGGAAGAGCTACCTTGCTGTCACACATATCACGAATCAGATCACCTACAAGCTTATGACGTTTCGCAAGAGTTTCTGGAAGTTTCTTATCCTTTTCTGGGGAATAATCATCAGGATTCCAACGAATGAAATACACAGGAAGTCCTCCATATCCTTGGCTGATATTGACCATTCGCATTTGTTCACACAAGCATATACGGTCTCGGTGTTGATGTTCATCACACTCTAAAATGATCACTTTGTCTGGAAGTTCATACACGCGATCAGGACGCTCTCTTCCACACTCTCCATGATTCACCATTACATCAGTAGAGGTTCCTGGTAGATCTCGCTGGTTCAAATATGCCATCAGCGCATTCTGTTTCGCAAGACGGGCCGTGTGAAACGTTTCAGGATGACAGTATTCACAGCGGCCATCCTTGTCTAGAACATAGGTTAAGTGACACGAGATGCATTCTTGCTCCACAAGATTCTGATCCTCTTCCGTGTGATGAGTCTCACAGTGACGAGGGACAAAGTTGATGCCATAGAGTGCAGGATCCTTACAAACAATACATTTTCTTGTAGGATGGCAAATGGTTCCTGGAGAGCGATGAGCCCCACAATGTGTCGCGGGGTGTCCTGGGCGCCCATAGGACGCACGGATAAGACACGCAACATGTTCACATGGTGGATGCTTAACATCGCGCATATCGTCTGTCTTATGTGCAAAGCAGTAGAGGGCCTTTCCTTTAACGATGCCAAAATGAGGACGGGATGTGCACTTGGGATGCTGACAATAAGACCGATTATTGACATCAACCATGCCTTTCAGTTTATGCTTTGCACAGCGAATTCCCTTTCCGTGTAGAAAGTCAAAGATCGGTCGTGTAATACAGTCTTCATATTCACATGGTGAATGTGCCAGATCAATCATTCCTGCTTCTTTATGTGACTTACAGTATTGGCTTCTCTCTCCCTTTCGACCAAAGATGGGAGTGTGATGGCATCCTGGATAATCACATGATTTGTTTCGGAGCGTGACCATGTTGTCCAGTTTGTGGGCAACACAATACTCCTCTTTTCCTCCTGGAAACCCAAAGGTAGCATTGATGATACACCCATCTTCTTTGCACTTATGATGACGAACATCTATCATTCCTGGTAGTCGGTGTGTTCCACAATAGAGTCCTGGCCCTCCCTCTATGCCAAAATTGGGCGTAAGAGACATGCATCCCATATGCTTACAGCGTGTGCTGTGCAGATTCACCATCCCATCTTGTTTATGCTTTGCACAAAATTTTCCCTCTTCTCCTGGAAAGTTAAAGGCACAGCTAAGGGTAGTGCATCCATCATATGCACAGCGTGCGCTCTGAATGTTGATCATACCCGCTGTTTTGTGTGTGCTGCAATGTGACACTTCTGTCTCTGGAAGACCAAATGAAGCACTGATGTAACATCCATCCTCCTCACATTTTTTTCCACGAACACTGACCATATCGTCTGTCATATGATCGGAACAAAAGCGCCCAATTGTCTCTCCTACATGATTGTAGATAGGTGTTCTCTTACAAGTGGGGTGAGCACACTTCATCGTCTTTTGGAGACTTATCATACCATCCATTTTGTGAGCTCCACAAAAGCGACCCTTTTCCTGATCAGGAAGGTTATAGTATGCTCTTTTTCCACATATTTCACACTTCATGTTATTTCTAGTTTTTATAGATGCATACGATAGCAATCAATTTTACACAAACAGTAGGCTTCTATAAAAAATAGAGTTTTCTCTCTTGTTCATGGTGCTGTTCTTGTTCATGGTGCTGTTCTTGTTCATGGTGTTCATGGCATTGCCTTCGGCGCATGGCAAATCAGTTTCTGGTCCGTGATCATCCGTGATGCAATATTCATCGTCTCCAGTTCTTGAAGGAGTAATTTCGTTGCATAGGGGATGTGAACATGGGAAAATCCCAAGGTGTTCGTGCATCCACGGCATGACCAGATTCCCTGCTCTGGGTTGACCACCGCTAGCAGTCCGCAATCCTTACAGGAGTAGCACGAGAACGAATCCGAGCACTCCATGAGGCGTTCTTTGAGAAACTCTGCTGCTCCATGAGAGATAACAGCATCTCTTTCCATTTCACCGAACCTTAAGCCTCCCTCGCGCGCCCGCCCCTCCGCAGGCTGTCTCGTCAGCATCACAAGCGGTCCCGACGCACGGCTGTGCATCTTGTCCGCCGAGCAGTGACGCAGGCGCTGATAATAACACGGGCCGATGAAGATCGACGTCTCCATCTGTCGCCCCGTGTATCCGTTATACATGATTTCGTTCCCGTAGGGCTCCATGCCATACGTATCACGCATCATTGTCGCCAACCCATCCACCGTCGTGGGGCCAAAGGGCGATCCGTCTCCCAGCGATCCCGCCATACAACCGATCTTGCTCATGAGCGTCTCCATGAGCTGGGCAATGGTCATACGCGAGGGAATCGCATGGGGGTTAATGATAATGTCAGGCACGATGCCTGAGGCTGTCTGGGGCATGTCTTCGGGATTCAAGATCATGCCCATTGTGCCCTTCTGACCGTGTCTGCTATTGCCCGACCACACAGGCGTGCCGTTGCGTCGCACATAGACCGCACCAGGTCCCTCCACACGGCAGCAGTAGACCTTTCCCTCATAAGGGACCCAAGAATCATGACGATCATCGCCATTCGGTTTGATATTCTTGTTTACCTTGGGTGTGTTCTGTTTTTCAATGATGGTAAGGCGATAGGCGTCCACTGTAGAACGAATCACCTCTCCTTTGCGATCACCCTTCACAATGGTTGCTTCGTGTCCCGCTCCATATTTAACAGTGATGTTGGTAGAATATCCAGCATGAAGGCATAACCGCTGGAAGTCATTTGCCAACTGCTGTGAGGAGGTGTCGTAGCGACGAGTTCCATTCGCCATAGTATGTCCATCGCCCAACATCATTCCATGAATGAGCGTTCGACACTGTTCAGAAGTGAGATGCCACACCCACGCAGGTAGAGACTTGTGAATCGCGCCCACACTGAGAGGTTTGATATAGTTGATCAATCGCTTGTCAATCAGACACCACGCATTACGAACCATATCCGTCGCATCATCCTTATGTTTTCTGATTTCAAATCCCGTTCTGGCACAAATGGGCTCCAATGCATCTTTCACACGCTGTTTGTGTGTCGCAAAACTTACTCCCCATGATCGCAACATGCATCCTTCTGCAATCCAGATGCCAAAGAGAGTGAGCCAGTCATTCATGGGAATGGCCAGAGGGTCCTGTTCATCATCTGTTAGGATAAACGCTTGCGGTTCCTCCATCATCTCTCCTGTCACCGCATGGACATAGGACAATTCCGCAGGACGGCCCTCAGTAGGAGGAAGATACGCTTCGATATTCTTCTTGTAAGTGACACGCTTTCCATAGAGTTCTTCGGCGAGCTTAAAGTCAAATCGGTCACCATCGCGATTTCCCACATACATGCGATGATTGGGAGTCACCAATAAATCCACATGGTTGGACTGAATGGAATACATCTCTCCATTGAAGTCATACGACATCACTTCCAAAGGCATGGTGTATCGCATGGACTGTCCGTCTTCCATGAGCGTCGCCACCTTGTGCTTCATGGTAAGCTCTGTGAAGTTGATCCAGCCCTTGTCCGTCAGAACATCGGTAGAAGGATCGTAGCACGAGAATTTATCCCCAATCTCTGGGATGCGATCCTGTCGCATCCGAATCTTCACGAAGGAATATCCCTCGCCGTTCCGATTCTTGTAGATTTTGTCCACGTAGCCACTCTCGTTGTTGCGAGGCATCTTGCTGACATCACGGGACTTCTTGGCTCCCGCGGGCAACACGGCACCTGTGGGAACGCGAAGGGGCACGACTTTACCAATGAGAATGTCATCAGGCGTCACATACGTATTGCGGGGAACGAACCCGTCCTCCGCGATTTTATCGTATTTCGCATTCTTGATGTGTTTGGTTTCCGTGGGGTCGGGTCGGCAGAATCGCTCTTCTTCGCCAGAGGACTGATTCTTTCGCTCTTCGTCCTTGTAGGTGCGATAGAAGACGGAGCGGAAGCGACCACGATCCAAGGACGCCCGATTGATCATGTTGGAATCCTCTTGATTGTAGCCCGTGTAGGTCATGATGGCCACAACAATGTTCTGTCCCGCAGGAAGCTCCTGTGCGCCATAGTGACGGCTCATGAAGGAGGAGACCATTGGAATTTCAGGGTAGCAGAGGACGTGGCTCATCGCATCGAATCGCTCGCGAAAGTTAAGGGCGTAGATGCCCATGGCTTGTTTTCCCATACTTGACTGGTAGGCGTTGCGTGGAGATTGATTGTGATCAGGGAAGGGAATATAGGACGCCGTGGTGCCGAGCATGACGCTCGGATGGATTTCACAATGGGTCGTCGTCGGATCCGCCACGGCCTTCTCATAGTCCATGGCGAGATAGGCGCAGTCCGTTTCACCCGCATCCACGTATTCAAACAGGTGGTCTCCTGAGGGCGTCTCCCAGAGAAGCATCTGATTCCAGTCCTGAATGGCCATCACCTGCTCCTTCAAGGCGCCCGTTCGATCCGCTGCAATTTCACGAAGCGCAGGGGCGTAATAGAGGGGGCGGATGACGCGTCCCGCTTCCGTTGTGAGCCAGAGTTCTTTGTAGGCGTTCTTCCAGACAATTCCTGTGTAGATGTGGAGCCGACCCGCCCGTTTCGCCTGCCGCAACTGGTGAACCATGCTGATCGTGTTCTCATTCATGACCATGCCGATCCAGGAGCCGTTGAGGAACACACGGGTCTCGCTGTGTTTCTGCTCCATCGTGGCCTCTCGAAGAGAGACAAGGGTCTCCAGTTGCTGGATGAACGCGTAGACCGTGATGGGGCTCGTGAAGATGGTGATGGCGGTGGTGGCGGACATGTTCTTCACGACACCGACACCATGGCCTTCAGGGGTCTCACAAGGGCAATTACGAACGAGGATGCCATTTGCATAGAAGTCGTGATTGTCCGAACGGGTGGTGAAGTCATAGACGTCCTCCACAGGGAGATCGGTGATGCTCTGAATGCTCATGCATACATTCATGTCGTGCTGGGTGACATGCTTCGTGAACTCGTCGAAGGTCATTACGTCCTGAGGATGATTTGTGCGATAGAGGAGGTATTCCACGGGAATCGCCGAGATACGATCCTTCACAGCGCAATAGCGATATCCGATTCGTGTCGCATAACGGGCCAGATTCTCTACCGAATCCTCGATCACAAGAGCATGAACAGTTCTCATAGGCGTCACCGAGATCACACAGACGGTAGTAGACACTCCAAGGGATTGGAAGAGTCCTGAAAGGTCCGTCAGATAGTCATGGTGCTCTTTCGCATCCTGAGTCGCACAGATCTGTAGAGTGTAGTCCATCCGAATGGCTCCGTGAGTAGAATGGATCGTGTGTCCATATTTTCCCTGAAAGGCAGACAGGAACTCACGTTGAACAGCAGATGATCCGCCACGAATCCACTCAGGAATGCGATAGGCATCATGTGTGCCCAGCGACGCAAGAAGCGTGACAAAGGAGTCCGATGGGATCATTGTATGATCCGAGGTGCGTTGGCACGGATCACAACCGAGACGCGCCATGTCGGCCTGAATGGCATGTTCATCGTCCACAAAGAAGGAGAAGGGGCCTTGCGTAGGAGCCGCTCCAAAGAGACGCGCCATGATCTGGAGCTTCTCTTCGGACATCTCTGTGCGAAAGGTGCCATTGTCCTCCAGCATCGGAATCGTGTAATTCCGAACCAGCACACGGTCTCCCACGACCAGATCACGGGCATGAACCCAGACGTTCTTTTGATTGTTCTCATCGCGCATCACCAACAGAGGATGATCAGGGCTGCATCCGATGGATCGTCCCGAAAGCGTCGTGATCTGGAGAACACGTTCAGGAGTGATGCGGAAATACGCATGGATCTCAGAAGGAGATGGACGCAGCGTCTCCGAATCCACCGTGATGACCTCATCGCCATCTTTCATGCGATCGATGCGCGTCGCAGTCACACCATCTCCGCGAAGAATCTGGGTGTCACCCAGGACGCACACATATCCCATTTGCGAATTGTGTTGCTTTCGTGGAGCAATCAGCTTGCCCGTCTTCTCGATAGGAGTCGTGATGCGTCGCAAGTGAGAAATCGTCGCCGAATAGTTCATGCGGTTAAGCACCTGCGACACGCCGATCTTGTTGGGCCCGCCAATCTTTCCGCTTCCAAAGTTGCCCGTGGCCAAAGAGGACTTCAGACAGACATCCATGATCGTGGACTTGATGATCTTGTTGATGTTGTTGATGTTGACGATGTCAGGCCAGTTTCCCGTGGCCTTCCACGATCCGCCGTGAATCTCCTTGGACAGCGCGGCCTTCATATCCTTCACCATGCGGTTGTTGTAGGTCTTGCGAAAGAGATCCGCCAGAAGGAATCCAGGGATGTCCACGCGTTTGTTCGGATACGCATCGCGGTCATCGATGGGGATGCGTTTGGTGGAGGTCCACAGCGCCTTGCGTGCCATGTGCGCCAGGAAACACGCCTTTTCGTAGTTCATCTCTTTTCCGCCGATGTGAGGGAACAGCTCCTCCGAGAGAATGTCCGCGATGTTGTTGGGCTTGTAGGACTTGGACGACCACGTATGCGTGTGCTCACCGATCCACGCCAGTGCCTGCTCGTTCGTCTGAATCGCCCCCGCCTCCATGATCGTCTCCGTCATCACCGAGTCATACGCGGGCTCGTCCTCACCGCCCAGAATGAGTTCGCAGATCTCTCGGTCAGACAGGACGCCCAGCGCGCGAAAGAGGATGACAATCGGGATCTCCGTTTTGATGCGAGGGACCGTCACACGAATCATCGTCAGCAGTTGATTCTTGGGATGATACACGATCTTGACGGTATTGGACTTGGGCACTTGGTCATTGTCGGGACCGATGCACTTGATCTCCACGACCTCCAGTTCTTTCACGCTTCCACGGCCGTTGCGAAAGACAAAGGGGCGATTTTCCGACATGCGCTCCATGGAGATCATCGCGCGCTCTCCACCCTGAACAATGAAGTAGCCTCCCATGTCTTCGGGACACTCGCCCATCGCGGCGGGCGGGACATGCTTTTGGTCGTGGAGAAGACAGTATTTGGACCCCACCATCACGGGGATTTTTCCCAGGTGAACATGGGGAAAGACACGGACGTTGGTTTCGCGGATGCCGTTGCGGGTATGATCAATGAAGACCGTCGTCACTTTCACGTCCATGTTGAGCGGGGCGGCATACGTCAGATTGCGAAGGCGGGCATCATTGGGCATCATCGGATGAATGGCACCGTTGTTCTCGAAGATCGTCGGCTTACGAATGGAGATCTCTTCGAATTCCAGCGTCACTTCGTATTCATGCTGAACCGTTCTTCCAGCCACCGCGCCGTCGGCCGTGGTGCCCATCAGCGCATGGGCAGCCGTCGTGGAGAGTCCTGTCGCCGTCGCCAGCGCAGAACGAGGTCCCGCCAAGGGAATTTCCGGTGAACCGTAGGCGGTGATGGGGTTGGACATGTGAATGATTTCAGGGATGTCCACTTCGATGAATTGATTGAACGACTCGATCTGATGGCTAATGATCTGTTTTCCATCAGATTGAGTAATGAAGGATTTGAGAATGTGGCGATAGTGGGGGAGCTGATCCGCCACCGAGGATACCGCGGGAGTTGCCATGGTTTGTATTAGGGTATGGCTTTTTGTTAGAACCCCTCGTTCATCAATTTTTAACAAACTTGTAAGCCGGCATATCGTATGTCTCCTTAAGGCTCCTTTTGATCTCTTTCTAGAATAGGATGAGTGACGTGAAAACATTTACTATTACGAAAGAAGCGGCCAAGGCCGTGGGAGTAGGAGGAACTCGTCGTAAGCGAAAACAAAACACAAATCTTCCCTTGCCAGAAGAGGATTTTTCTATGACAAAGAAGACCCCAATCCATATTCAAAAGCATGGAGGATCGGCTTCTATTCCTGCGACTCCTGCGATCCCTGCGACCCCTGCGACCCCTGCGACCCCTGCGACGCCTGTTGCTCCATCCACACCATCAGTGACAGTCAATCGCTCTACAGCACAAGGGGGTTACCATGAACAAGAGAAGAATGTGCGAGTGGAACTCAAGAAAAAGACGGAGGCAAAGAGTGTTCATCTTCGTCCCAAATCGGATGCCCCCAAAAAGGCCCAGACCAAACGCCGATCCAAACTCACACTGGGAATCTCTTCTCTCCGTAAACGGATCACGCGTGCCAAACACATTCATCGCCATGTCAAAAACATGCCATTGGACAAACTGAAGGAGGAGCTGATCAAGAAGAAGCTGATTCGTCCCACCAGTAAGGCGCCTGAATCGGTTCTCCGTCAAATCGCACGAGACAGTCAGATGGTCGCCACCTCCATGTAAAGCCTCTTCTCTCTCTAGAGGCATGTCCGTCGATCAGCATAACCAACAATATCGGATCTCTTTTCTCGAAGGACCCATCTTCATTGGGCGGATTGCGGGAATTGAGCTCCAGGTAGCCTATGATATTCACCACAACAGGCGTCTGACGCCAACGGCTCTCCATGAAATTGTGAACAATGCAGGAATCCATACAGAGTCCGAGGAGTCTTTGGTGGAGTATACCAGACAACTGTGTCAGGCCTATGATCACTGCACGGCGATTGCGATCTGGGACAAAGAGGGCCCTGTCTATGAGGCCACGGGTCATGCCCAAGATTGGATTCTTCAACGAACATGGGTCCCCACGATCCAGGCACGTGCCTTGGAGCCCTATTATGATTCCTCTCATGCGTGGATGAACGAGATGAAAGGAAAACGCGTTCTCATTGTCCACCCCTTTTATCACAGTATTCAGCGACAACTCCCACGGCTTTCCGCATTGTTTCCCAATCACCCATGGTTTCCCGAGTGTTCCATCGAGGTCGTCGTCCCTCCTATGACGTGTGCGGGAAACCATGGAGGGAAAGATTGGCAGGTCCATCTTGCCGCGTTCTACGAGACGATGGAGAAGAAGGAGTTTGACATCGCCCTTGTGGCGGCGGGAGGATATGGAATGATCATTGCGGACATGATTCATACACGGCTTCACCGATCGGTGATCTATGTGGGTGGGGCGTTGCAACTGTTTTTTGGGATCATCGGGAAACGGTGGTTTGACCAAAAGGAGATCCTGATGCTGATGAATGATGAATGGATTCGGCCGCTGAAAGAGGATCAGCCTCTTCACCATACGAGGGTGGAGAAGGGATGCTATTGGTGATCAGCACTTAAAACGGTTGCGTGGAATCATGGGGTAGAATGACGATGATTGCGTGCTATGAGAGCGATGTCTTATTTTACACGGGCCTATCGATTGGTCTATGGATCGCATCGGTGGTAGGAATGGGCTGTGCGATGTTCTCTGTCAGGAAGAGGTCCTATGCGGATCAGGTCGAGGAACTGATGTTTGAACATATTGTTCAGCAGCTCCGTGAGATTAACATGGCGGAGGCATATGAGCAAGAAGAGGAAGAGCAGGAAGAGCAAGAGGAGGAGCAAGAAGAGCAAGAGCAAGAGCAAGTAGAAAGCGATTCGGAAAGCGAAGACCAAGAGCAAGAACAAGAAGATAGCGAGGAGTCCAATGACGCCGATAATGAGCAAGAACAGGACATCGAATACGTTGAAGAGGAAACGCAGACTGAATATGACGATCTTCCCGATCTCGTGGAGGAGCCACCAGCGCCTGTAGAGTCTCCCTCTGAAACATCCGATGACACGGACATCGCACCACCTAGTAAGAGGGCTCGTCGTGGGCGTGGTCGTGGGCGTGGTCGTGGGCATACTTAAACATACTGCTCTCCTTCTTATCCAAAGACGATGCCGTTTACAGCTCAGGAAAAACAGGATGTCATCGAATATGGGGAACATCAATACAGTAATGGTCATATTACTGGCGTGTATGAGGGATATACCAAAGGATACGCGGAGGCAAAAGACGAGGCCCATGAAGATGTAAAAGAAGCCCATTCATCGGGCTACAAGAGGGGTCTGCTTCACGGTCTTCTTCTAGGGTCGATTGGGCTGTTTCTTGGGGCGATCTGGTGCGATTCTACGAGCCGGCCAAGACAGAGAACCTAAAGAAGCCGTCGCAGGGGACCTAAAGAAACAGCAAAGAGCTTAAAGAATGCCCGCGTATGTATCATAGCAGTTGTGCGCAATCCATGGCAATGTATAAAGAATACGCCGATCTCTATCACACCTACACTCAGAAATACGGCCCTAAAACAGCCATCTTTCTGATGGTAGGATCCTTCTATGAACTCTATGACATCCAGAACAATGAAACGGGTCTCACCACCTGTAATGTTCGCGAGATCACCGACTACCTCGGCATCCAATTGTCCGTGAAGAAAGCCGACCTCTCTGAACACTGCGATGGTCTGTTCGCGGGGTTTCCCGATGGCGCCGTTCATAAATGGGCGGGCCGTCTAACCTCCGCAGGATGGACCGTGGTCGTCGTGGATCAAGAGAAGGATTTTCGTGGGAAAGTAAAGGCCCGAAAGGTGTCCCGCATCCTTTCCCCCAGCACGCATCTAGAGCACATGTCATCGACGGATATCCCCTATATCGTAACGCTCTATTTTCATGCCCAGCCAGGACAGCCCCCTGCATGTGGTGCAGGCGCCCTGGATCTGACCACAGGAACGACACGCACCTATACAGGGCAGGCCACGGGTCGACCCGATCTCTGGACGGCCGATGATGTGGTTCAATTCATCAGTGTCTTCCCTCCGAAAGAAATATGGATCGGGTGGTATGAACCCGCGACTAGTTCCAGTGCCACGCAAGCAATGCCCAGCGAATCTCACTTTCGCCGTTTGCTCGGGCAACCCTCCGTCCCTCTTCATCTCACTTCCATGGATCATCACGGAGCCTTCTCCTCCGAACTCGCACGATCCGAATATCTTCAACGGTGTTATGGGATCAAATCTCTTCTTCCACCTGTTACCTATCTCGGACTGCGAAGCCTCCATGAAGAAATGGCGCTCCTCCAATTGCTCCACTTTGTGGAAGAGCACCATCCCAGTATGCTTCACTCCTTTCATCGGAATGAACCCTGGATTCCCCATCAGCGCCTGATCTGTGGAAATCACGCACTCACCCAGCTCCAACTGGCAGGCCCCTGTCTGAAAGAGACAGTCATGGGACTCTTTGATAAATGTATTACCTCCATGGGGAAACGTGCGATTCAAGAGCGATTGATGAGTCCTTATTCGGACGCGGAGACCATCCGAAAACGTCTAGAGGAAGTGACAGACTACCATACATGGCCAACAACCACAGTATCCGTCCTGGAACGACAATTGCGGTTTATGTTTGATCTTCCCCGTCTCCACCGAAAAATCCTTTGCGGAACCATCCTTCCCGTGGAAATCGCGGGACTCTTTCAAACCTATACAGCGATGAATGCTGTCCGCACTCTTACCGCAGATACTCACTTGAAGGCACCCCTCTCCGAAGAGATATGGGAAGCCTATCATGCCGTCTGTCATACGCACTGGGATCAAGAGAAGGCGCAGACGCCCTCCGCGGATATGACCCCCCTGAACGGCACACAGTATCCCGCAATCTCTCGAACGGAACAGCAGATTCAGGACACATGGGTCGCCATTCATGCCATGCGACGAGAGATTGCCACCGCTGCGAACTTGTCGGAAGATGCCATCCGCGTGGAAGAACGAGAGAAGGAACCGTTTGGGTTCAAGGGGTCCACCATTACGCTTCAACAACTCAAGAAAAACCAGGAGAAGTTACCAGATGGCATTACGTTTTCCCTATTGAAATCGGGAGGATGGATCGACGGTCCCCTGATTCAACAGTGGAACACCGCACTTCAGAAACTGCGTGATACGCTCGCGAATCTCTATCGGATTCATGCGGTGGAGGCATGTCTCGCGATCTCGGAGGCGGGGCGGGATCATTGGACTGCGATGGAGCAGTGGATCTGTCATGTAGATGGGACGCAGTGTATTGGACGTGTATCGTTGGAAAGAGGGTTCTCTTGTCCTGAGGTAGAAGATGCCAACGAAAGGGAAGGATCCGCCGTGGAACTCCAGCATCTTCGTCATCCCCTCGTCGAGGCCACTGCATCGCGTGCGGCGTATGTGACACATACGGTCAGTCTGGGATATTCTAACACGAATGGATGGCTGATTTACGGAATGAATGCAAGCGGAAAGTCCACGCTCATGAAGGCAACCGGCCTCTGTATTCTTTTGGCGCAAGCAGGATGTTTTGTCCCTGCGACACGCATGCGACTTCGACCGTTTCGGGCCATCTATACACGCATCTTAAATCAAGACAATCTATTTGCAGGCCTCTCGTCATTCGCCGTGGAAATGTCAGAATTACGTGACATCTTGCGACATGCCGATCCCTATACGCTGGTCTTAGGAGACGAACTCTGTTCAGGAACGGAGTCCATTTCGGCACAGGCCCTTGTCGCCAGTGGCATTCAGTGGCTCGCTACGAGACACGCGAAATGTATGTTTGCCACACATCTTCATGGTATACCTGACCTTCTCTCCATGAAAGAGCACAAGATGGAGGTATGGCACCTTCATGTGGAGTATGATGCCGTGTCGGGTCGTCTTCTGTATGATCGCTCGCTTCGTCCAGGAAAGGGGTCTTCGCTGTATGGCTTGGAGGTGGCGCGGGCGATGGATCTTCCCTTTGAATTCATGGAACAGGCGGTTCAGAATCGTCATCGATTGATGGGGACACTCTCTGCGCAAGAGGCCCCTACGAGTTCATGGAATCGTCAGATCGTTCGAAAGCAGTGTGAGCGATGCATGACACCGATTCAATCGGAGTTGGAGGTTCACCATGTTCAAGAGCGTCATACGGCTCGCCATGGTATCTTGCCTGATGGGACACCCATGAATGATCCAAGGAATCTCATGGTGCTGTGCCAGACATGCCATGATGCGGTTCATGCAAATCATGTGGAGATCGGTCCGATTCGGAACAGTTCGGAGGGACCTGTGAGGATCATGTATGAGACTTCTGCTACGCCTTCCGCTACGCTTTCTGCTTCGCTTACAACTGCTACTTCGCTTACAACTGCTGCTTCGCTTACAACTGCTGCTTCGCTTACAACTGCTGCTTCGCTTACAACTGCTGCTTCGCTTACAACTGCTGCTTCGCTTACAACTGCTACTTCGCTTACAACTGCTACTTCGCTTACAACTGCTGCTTCGCTTACGCCAGGAGCACCGCCCATGAAGGGCAAATGGTCGGCAGAAGAGAGACAAACAATCATGGATACGTTACGGACGTATTCATCAATGTCTTTCAAGTCTCTTCGGGCAATGTTGGATGCTAAATACGACATCCAGATCAGTGAATCGATGTTGGGAAAGATGCGACGTGAAGCGTCTTAGTGACCCGAAGCGTCTTAGTGACCCGAAGCGTCTTAGTGACCCGAAGCGTCTTAGCGCCGAAAGCCACCACCTTGAACCGTGCCACCACCTGCTTCTCGTCGTGCTTTCGAATCAGAGGAATGGGCAAGGGATGTCAAATCCTTCACGAGCTCCTCGCTTCCCTTCTCACCCTCCGCCGTGAGCTTCATGAGATGCTTGCGATACACCAGATTCTCCTCCGTGAGCTCCTCCACGAGTTTCCGGAGGGAATCCACCTCACGACGAACAGACACAATTTCCTGACGGACCGGATTGCCCTGTTGATAATTCAGACCACCACTGTATAGACACGACGTCATTTCTGATCTCTCGTAGAACTTTTATGGATGCGAACGAACGCACCCGTTGGACCCGTAAAAGTTGGACCCGTAAAAATTGCACTCATAAAAATTGAGCCTCGCCTTTTCCCCGATTCAGATAGAAGCCATGATCA